GTCGAGAAAAATTCACGCGACTCGACTGAGCTGCTTACGGCGTCGAGGAGGCCCGGAAACATGGCTGATCCTCGTGGATGCGACTGCTGCGGCAAGGAGTTCACCCCGAAACCGCGGTCGCGGGCTCGGTTCTGCTCGACGAAGTGCCGGGTCGCGGCGGCGAAGGCCCGGAACCAGGGCGTTCCGGAGTCGCGGCCTGAGCTGCGGGCGATCCGCGGCGAGCTCGACGACGAAGCCCCGGAGCCGGGCGGCGCCGGCGAGGCGGACGGCGAGCTGATGACGCTCGAGGACCTGGCTCGGCTGCTGGCGCACAAGCTGGCGTCGCCGCGCACGCCGCCCACGGCGGTCGCGGGTCTCGCGCGCGAGTTCCGCTCGACCCTCGTCGAGGTGGAGGCGCGGCGGCCGGTCGCGAAGGACCCGCTCGAGCAGCTGCGCCTGGTGGTGGCGGAGAAGACGGGCGGCGCGTGAGCGTCGCGACGGACTTCCTGCGGCCGACGTGGTCGACGGTCCCGGAGTGGGACTACACGCTGGGCCCGGAGGTCGGCGAGCTGTGCGCGGCGGCCGGGTTCGCGCCCGACGCCCCCCAGCAGCTGATCCTGGACGCGACGTTCGCGTTCAAGGACGGGAAGCCGGCGGCGTTCGAGGTCGTGATCATCGGCCCGCGCCAGAACATCAAGACGGGCGTCCTGAAGCAGATCGACCTGGGCTTCACGTTCCTGCTGCAGATGCCGCTGGTGGTGTGGTCGGCGCACGAGGTGTCGACGTCGACGCAGTCGTTCCGCGACCTCGCGGGCCTGATCGAGACGAACGACTTCCTCGAGCGCAAGGTGAAGCGCCTGTACCGGCCCGAGGGTCGGGAGCGCATCGAGCTCGTGCATCCCCCGGACCGGTCGGACGGTGCCGAGGTCCGGTTCAAGGCGCGCACCCGTTCCGGTGGCCGCGGTCTGACCGGTGACAAGACGATCCTCGACGAGGCGTTCGCGCTGCGGGCGTCGCACCTGGGCGCGCTGCTGCCGATCATGCTGACGAAGCCGCACGGCCAGGTCATCTACGCGTCGAGCGCGGGTCTTCCTGAGTCCGCGGTGCTGCGGGGTCTGCGTGACCGCGGCCGCCGCGGAGATGCGCGGCTGGCGTACTTCGAGTGGGGTGACACGCGGCCGAACGAGGGCTGCGCCCTGGTCGACTGCGACCACGCGGTCACTCGAGAGGGCTGCGCGCTCGACGACCGTGAGCGGTGGTGGCAGATCCTGCCGGCGCTCGGGACCCGGGTGACGGAGGAGTCGGTCGCGGACCTGCGCCGGTCGATGCCTCCGGAGGAGTTCGCCCGCGAGGTCATGGGCTGGTGGGACGACCCCGGCTCGGCGGACGCCCTGTTCAACCTGTCGCGGTGGGCTGCTCGGCAGGACCCGACGACGACGCCAAGCAAGCGGATGTCGCTCGCGGTGCACGTCACACCTGACCGCGCGTGGGCGTCGGTCGGGGTCGCGTCGCAGCGGGCCGACGGGCGCGTGCACGTCGAGCTGCTCGCGCACCAGCGCGGCACCGCGTGGCTGCTGCCGTTCGTGCGGGAGCGGCTCGCGAAGCGCCGGTTCGCCGCCGTCGCGATCGCGAGCGGGATGGCTGCGGGCACGCTGACGTCCGAGCTCGAGGCGCTGCCCGGGTTCATGCCCCTAAACGGCACCGAGGTGCGACGCGCCTGCGCCGGCCTGTTCGACCTGGTCGAGGCGGACGGGAAGCTCGCGGTCCGCCCGCACCCTGACCTGGACTCCTCGATCGAGCAGACCCGGAAGTCCTCGCCCACCAAGGAGTGGGTGTTCGCCGCGAAGCCGGGTGTCGACCTGTCCCCGTCCTACGCCATCGCGCTCGCGGCGCACGCCGCGCGCACCGCGCCCAGCTACGACGTCCTCGACAGCATCGTCTGAAGGAGCCACCGTGCAGAAGATCACGACCATCCTCGACGTGACGGGGACGACCGTCCTCGTCGCCGGGGTGGGCGTGCTCGCCGGCATCGGGTGGGCCATCGTCGCCACCGGCGTCGCGATCCTCGCGACGTCGTGGGCGCTGTCAGGTCGACCGATCCCGAGGCGGTCGCCGTGAGCCTGTTCTTCGAGCGTCGCAACATCGACTTCCAGGCCGCGTTCGCGCGTGGCGACGACACGTCGTCCCTGTTCGGCGGCAGCGTCGAGGCCGGGCTGCGGCTCATCCCGGTGTTCGCGGCGACGTCGCTGATCGCCGACACGATCGCGACGCTCCCGCTGCGCGTGTACCGAGACCTCGGCGACGGCGTCCGGGACCGGGTGAAGGTGCAGCCGAAGCTCGTGACGAGCCCGGCGCCCTACACCGGCCGGATCGCGTGGGTGCACCAGGCGATGACGTCGCTCCTGCTGCGCGGCAACGCGACCGGAGTCGTCCTCAACCGCGACGCCGCGGGAACGCCGAGCACGATCGCCTGGCAGCACCCCGACATCGTCCGCGTGGACGAGTCGCAGTACCTGCCGCGGTTCTTCGTCCGCGAGGTCGAGGTGCCGCTGTCGGAGGTTGTGCACGTGCCCGCCTACGTGCTCCCCGGCTCGATCGTCGGCCTGTCCCCGCTGCGGCTGTTCAAGATGCAGTTCGAGGCCGGGATGCGGGCGCAGAAGTTCGGCCTGGACTGGTACCGGAACGGGACCGCGCCCACGGGGAAGCTGCGCAACACGCAGCAGACCGTGAGCTCGCGGGAGGCCCGCAAGATCAAGGCCCGGTTCAAGGAGGCCGTCGCCGACGGCGACCTGTTCGTCACCGGCGCGGACTGGGACTACGAGGCGCTCACGGTCACGCCGGCGGACGCGCAGTTCCTGGCCCAGATCAAGGCGACCGCGACGCAGGTCGCCGTCGTCTACCGGGTCGCGCCGGAGGACATCGGCGGCGAGACGGGCACGTCGCTGACGTACTCGACGCTCGAGCAGAACGACCTCAAGTTCGCGAAGCGGGCACTGCTGCCGTGGACGGCGCGCTTCGAGGAGGCGCTGTCCAACCTGCTGCCGCGGCCGCAGTACGCGCGGTTCAACCTCGACGCCGTCTCCCGCGCCGACCTGATGACCCGCATGCAGGCCCACGACATCGCCCTGAAGAACGGGCTCGAGACGAATGACGAGGGCCGCGCGCTCGAGGAGCGGCCGCCCCTCACCCCCGACCAGATCAACCAGTGGCAGAACCTGTACGGCCCCCGCGCCGGCCAGGTCCCGACGACCGCAACGACAGGCTGAGGAGAGGCTCATGAGCCGCGACAGCATCGAGATCCGCGTCCGCGCGGACCGCGTCGAGTTCCGTGACGCCGCCCCCGACGCCAAGTCGCCGGGCGTGCTCGCCGGGTACGGCGCCGTCTACGAGCGGCTGAGCCAGAACCTGGGCGGGTTCGTGGAGAAGGTCGCGCACGGGGCGTTCTCGCAGTCCCTGGCCGACAACAACCCGGTCCTCGCCCGCTACAACCACGACGACAACCAGCTCCTCGGCACCACGGAGGCGGAGACGCTGCGGGTGTCGTCGAACGAGACCGGGCTGCCCTACGAGGTCGACCTCCCCGACACGTCCGTCGGCCGCGACGTCGCGGTCCTCGCGAAGCGCGGCGACGTGCGCTACTCGTCGTTCGCGTTCCGCACGCTCGAGGACTCGTGGTCGGTCACCGACCAGGGCTTCCCGCTGCGCACCCTGGTGAAGGTGCAGCTGGTGGACGTGGCCCCCGTGAACAACCCGGCCTACCGGGACACCAGCGTCGGGATGCGCTCGCTGGCCGAGCGCACCGGCATCGACCCCGCCGACCTGACCACGGTCGGCGTCGAGGAGATCCGGGCCCGACTGCTCAAGGACGCCGCCGAGAGGGCGGAGCAGGACGCGGAGGACCTGGGCGACACCCGGTCCCTGCTGGGCCTGCGCAAGCGCGCGCTCGAGCTCGAGCACCTGCGCTGAACACCCGCGCACCTGGGCGACACCCGGTGCGCACATCCCCCGCCCTCCGGGCACCACGACCACAGAAGGGAGTCGTGCGATGTCGCACGCACTCATCAAGACCCTGGCCGAGAAGCGCCAGAACATCTGGAACGAGTCCCGCGCCCTCCTCGACGCCGCCGAGGCCGAGAAGCGCGACCTCACCGCCGAGGAGAACGAGGTCTTCGAGCGGCAGTCCGCCGACATGACCGCGCTTCGCACCCGCATCGACTCGATCGAGACCACGATGCGCGAGAACAGCGAGGCCGAGGCCACCGAGAAGCGCCTCCTCGGTGAGCGCTCCGAGCAGCGCGGCGGCGAGGACGTCAACGAGGACCTCCGCTCCTTCCTCAAGGGCGAGACCCGCCAGATGGCGTTCCCCGCCGACGGCAAGGTCTGGACCCGTGCCCTGTCCAAGGGCACCGCGACGGCCGGTGGAAACACCGTCCCGACCACGTTCTACGACCAGCTCGTCGAGCACCTCGTCGACACCACCAGCGTGCTCCAGGCCGGCGCGACCGTCCTGAACACGTCCAGCGGTGAGGTCATCGAGGTCCCCGTCACGACCAGCCACGGCACGGCCGCGGCCGTCGCGGAGGCCGGCGCCCTCGCCGGCACCGACCCGGCGTTCGCCAAGCGCACCCTCGGCGCGTTCAAGTTCGGCCAGCTCATCACGGTCAGCCGCGAGCTCGTCGACGACACCGCCGTCGACCTGGTCGGCTACATCGCCCGCGCGGCCGGCCGCAACATCGGCCTCGCCCTCGGTGCGAAGCTCGCGACCGGCACCGGCACCACCGAGCCGTGGGGCGTCATCACGCGCGCCACGACCGGCGTCACCGGCGGCGCGGGCGTCACCGGTGCGTTCACCGCGGACAACCTGATCGACCTCATGTTCTCGGTCGTCGCGCCCCACCGCGTGAACGGGTCCTGGCTGGTCAAGGACGCCACTCTCGGCAGCATCCGCAAGCTCAAGGACGGCGCGAGCCGCTACCTGTTCGACCCGGCCGCGACCGTCGGCCAGCCCGACACGCTGCTCGGCCGCCCGATCTACACCGACGCGAACATGGCCTCCGTGGCCCTGTCCGCGAAGTCGGTGGCGTTCGGCGACCTCTCGACGTACTTCGTCCGCATCGCGGGCGGCGTGCGCTTCGAGCGCAGCGACGACTACGCCTTCGGCAACGACCAGGTCGCGTTCCGCGCGATCATCCGCGCCGACGGCGAGCTCGCCGACCAGACGGGCAGCGTGAAGCTGTTCGTCGGCAACGCCGCCTGACCCAGGCGACCCCTCCTGCGCGGGGCGGCAGCGACCGCGCCGCCCCGCGCAGGAACCCCTCGGCCCCGCACGTGGAAGGACACGCTCATGAAGGTCAAGATGATCGCCCAGATCACCGGCACCCGCGACGGCGAGGACTGGCCCCGCCGCGGCGCGGTCGCCGACCTCCCGGACGTCGAGGCCGCGGACCTGATCACGAACGGCTACGCGATCGACCCGTCCGCCATCGAGCCGGACGAGGAGACCGCGGACGCGCCCGCAGCGGACGTCGAGACCGCGACCCCCCGCCGCAGCCGCAAGGCCTGACGGCCACCAGCTGAACACCGCCTGACACGGAGGCTGACCCATGCCCGCGATGACTGCACGTCCCTACGCCGCGGGCATCCGCGCCGCCCTCGGTGGCGGCGTCACCGGTGGCCGCGACTTCGACAGCGACGCCCTCAAGATCACCCTGCACGGCACCGGCTACACCCCGAACTACGACACCGACGCGTTCCAGTCGAACCTCACCTCCGAGCTGACGACCGCGGGCGGCTACACCGCCGGCGGCCTGGCGCTGTCCGGCGTGACGTTCTCCGCGGTCGCAGCGAACTCGTGGGGCGTGGTCGCCGCGACGTCGACGGCCTACGTGGCCGGGCAGATCGTGCGCCCGTCGGCGGGCAACGGGTTCATCTACGTCGCCGCGGTCGGTGGCACGTCGGGCGGTTCCGCGCCGACGTGGCCGACGACGCTGTACACGACCGTCGCCGACGGTGGTGTCACCTGGTGCTGCATCGGTCGCGGCGCTGTGGCGCTGGACTTCACCGACCCGTCGTGGGCGACGTTCACGGCCGGCCCGTTCCGGTACGCCGTCGTCGCCGACACGACCCCGGGCTCGGCGGCGACGAACCCGCTGCTGTGCGCGTTCGACTTCGGCTCGGGGCAGACCGGCGGTGGCGGCACGTTCAACATCGCCGTCGACCCTGCCGGCGCCCTCGTCCTGCCCTACTGACGGAGGCCTCATGCCGTACACGTGGCCCACGCCGGGCGGCTCGTCGGGGACCTGGGGCACGACCCTGAACGCCAACGGCGCCGACATGGACTCCCGCATCACCGTGCTCGAGGGTGCGGTCGTGTCGTCGTCGTCGCGGACCGCGACGGCGATCGTGTACGGGTCGACCGTTCCGGCCGCGATCCGCGCACCCGCGACCAGCTCGTCGGCCTACGTGTGGGTGTGCGACGGCACCGCCGACGAGTCCGAGATCAACGCCGCCATCACCGCTGTCGCTGCCCTCGGCGCCGGCACCGTGATGCTGGTCGGGGAGTTCTTCTCCATCTCCTCGCCGATCCTGATGAAGACCGGCATCTACCTGCGTGGCGAGTCCATCGGCTGCGAGGTGAAGGCCGCGACGACGATGACCGCGATGGTCATGCTGAACGACAACCTCGTGCACGCGACCGAGATCTCGCACATGTTCCTCAACGGGAACAGTCTCGGCGGGGTCGACGGGATCTTCTACAACAACTACGGCGCGGCGCAGGCGTTCAACAGCCAGCCGAACACGAACCCGGACTCGGTGCACCGCATCCACGACATGTTCATCCGCTACATGGGCAACGGCACCACCGCGGGTCACGGCATCATCCTGTGGGACTGGTCGATCCGCGCGAGCATCATCCGCGACATCCGGATCCAGACGTGCACGGGGTGCGGCGTCATCGACGGAGCAGCTGACTCGCACTTCGAGAACGTCGAGGTCGGATCGAGCGGCGCGGGCGGCCCGGCCTGGACGGAGGGCACGACGCCCTCGGGCGCGAACCCGACGTTCGACGCGGTCGGGATGGGCTTCGCGATCTACTCGGGCAATTCGATGTTCGCGAACTGCAAGGCCTGGTACTCGCGCGGCCACGGCTTCTACTGCAAGACGCAGTCGATCCAGTTCACGAACTGCCAGGCGCAGGACTGCTACCGCGATGGCTTCAAGGACACCGGCGGCCGCAACACGTACTCGAACTGCGAGGCCGACTCGAACAACCAGGCCGGCACCGGCTCCGGGTACGCGGGGTTCCGCTTCACGGGGTCGAGCGTGCAGGCGATCGGCTGCCTGTCCTTCGACCGCGGCGGTCAGGCGTGGGTGCAGGACTACGGCATCGTCGTCTCGTCCGGCGCGACGTACTCGTACATCCAGGGACTCACGAAGGCCAACAACACCGCGGGCCTGTCCAACGCGACGCCGACGGGGACCACGGTGACGGTCGTGTCGGACTCGGGCGGGAAGTAGGTCTGCGGTGGCTCACATCATCGAGGATCGCGTCCGGGAGACGACGACGACCACCGGTACGGGTGCTGTCACCCTGGCTGGTGCGGCGACGGGGTTCCGTGCGTTCTCGTCGGTGATGACGTCGCCGTCGGATACCTGCTACTACGCGATCGTTGGCGGCGCCGAGTGGGAGACCGGTATCGGCACCTACTCGGCGGCGAACACGCTGACCCGGACGACGGTGCTGCGCTCGAGCAACGCGAACGCCGCGGTCTCCTTCTCGGCGGGCACGAAGGACGTCTTCATGACGCTCCTCGGAACCTCGACCCTGATCGAGAACCCTGACGGATCGGTGACGCTGCAGTCGCTCGGCACCTCCGTCCCCGCTACGCCGGCGTCGGGGAACGTCGGCGTGTTCGGGCGGTCGGTCGCGGGCCGGCAGCTCCCAGCGTTCGTCGGTCCGTCCGGACTCGACTCGGTGCTGCAGCCGGGCTTGATGCGGAACAAGGTGTGCTGGTTCCAGCCGCAGGCGGGCACGGCGACGCTCACTGCGTCGAACGGACTCGTCCTCACCGCGACGGGTACGGCGACGGCGAAGTCCCCAGCGTCGACGAACATCCACACGCAGACCGCTGGCGTCGACTTCCTAGTCACGACGGCCGCGGCGACCGCCGTCGCGGGGTTCCGGTCGTCGGTCGCGCAGTTCTGGCGCGGTAACGCGGCCGGACTCGGCGGGTTCACCTTCGCCTGCAGGTGGGCTCCCGCGACGGGTGCGGCCACCACGACGTCGCGCGGCTTCGTCGGGCTCGCGAACTCGACCTCCGCGCCCACAGACGTCGAGCCGTCGTCGCAGCTGAACATCATCGGCATGGGTTACGACGCCGCCGACACCAACCTGCAGATCATGTCCAACGACGGCACGAGCACGGCGACCAAGGTCGACCTCGGCGCCTCGTTCCCCGTGCCCACGACGGACCGGTCGAAGGTGTACGAGCTGGCCCTGTTCGCCGCGCCGAACGGCTCGACGGTGCAGTACGAGGTGACCGACCTGGGTACGGGCGCGAAGGCGACCGGCACGATCAGCACCGACCTGCCCTCGAGCACGACCTTCCTCACGCCGCGCGGCTACTGCTCCGTCGGCGGTACGTCGTCGGTCATCGGCATCACCCTGTTCTCGCTGTACGTCGAGACCGACATCTAGGGGGAGGCCGTGCTCGGCTTCTCCTCCATCGGCGAGTCCGCGGTCGGGACCGCCGCACCGGCGCCCTACTCGTTCTCGGAGCCGTTCGACTCGGGGTCGTCGCCGTGGACGTTCGACACCTTCAACGGCACCGCCGGCGTCCTCACCCTCGACACCACCAACCAGCTGCACGGCGCCGGGTGCCTGGACGTCAACACGACGCTGAACGCGGGCCGCCTCCGCATCAACGCGGCGAACCTGCCACTGTCCGGGAAGCTGTACGCCAAGTTCTACCTCAAGGTCATCTCGGCGCCGTCGGGCACGTCGATCCTGTTCAAGCACTCCGCCCCGGCGGGTGCGAACCTGATGCAGATCGGCTACGGCACCGGCCTGGGCCTGGCGCTGCGCGACTCGGCGGGCGCGTTCGCGTCGTCGCACACCCTGACAGCGGGCAACTGGTACCGCGTCGAGGCCATGCACGACATGGACGCCTCGAAGATCCAGATGCGGGTCTGGAACTCCCCGGAGTCCACCGGCGCCGCCGACTTCGACACCGGCCTCGTCACCTCCGCCGGAACGCCAGACCTGCTGACGCTGGGCCAGGACTCCTCGGTCACGTCCCACCACCGCATCGACTCGTTCCAGCTGTCGACCGTGGACTGGATCGGCCCCGACGCTGGCGGCACCCCACTGACTGGGACGCCGGTTCCTGCGATCCTGCCGCTGGCCGCGGTCGCAGCGTCCGGGCTCCTGGGCCTGGTCGGCACGACGGCTCCGGCGCTGGTCCCGGTCGCGGCTGTCCCGTCCGTGGGTCGCCTCGGCCTCACGGGGACGACGCCCCCGGCCCTGGTCCCCACGGCGGCGACCCCCGCCACGGGGGCCCTGGGACTGCTCGGGACGACGCCGCCGGCGTCCGTCCCGGTCGTGTCGCCCCCGGCCACGGGGACGCTCGGCCTCGTCGGGTCGCCGGTCCCCGCGCTCATCGCAGCGCGAGCGACCCCGGCCACCGGCACCTTCGGCCTCGTCGGGGCTCCTGCTCCCGCTGTGAGCCCTCTGGCGGCGCCCCCGGCCGTCGGCACCCTCTCGTCCTCCGGCGGCCTCACGGGCAGCCCGGTGCCCGCGCTGCTGCCCCTGGCGGCGGTCGCCGCGGTCGGGTCGCTCGGCATCGTCGGCACCCCGGCCCCAGCCCTGATGCTCGTCGAGTCGATCCCCGCGACCGGCACGCTCGGACTGCTCGGGACGACACCCCCCGCGATCGTCGGCCTGCGCGCTGTGCCCGCCCTCGGCGCGCTCAGCCTGCTCGGCACCACGCCGCCGGCCGTCATCGGGGTCCGGACGCTCCCCGCGACCGGTCTCCTCGGCCTGGTCGCCACCCCGGTCCCCGCGATCGTCGGACTCCGGGCGACCCCCGCGACGGGTGTCCTCGCCAGCCTCGGCGGCCCGCCGACCGGTGGGGCGCTCGGCGGAACCGGGAGCCCGCGAGCCCGCGCCGGAACGGGTGCCGCTCGAGCGACCGGCAACGACGCCGCAGCCCGACCTCGCGGCGGCACCGGACCCGCACGCGCCCAGTCCTCGACCCCACCGCCCCGAGCCGAAGGAGGCTGAGCGTGTCCACCTACGAGCTCGGGCAGACCCTCGTCTTCACCGTCCAGGTCGTCGACGACAACGGCTCCGCGGCCGACCTCGGCGGCGGGAACCCGACCTGCACCGTCACCCGCCCGGACAACACGACGACGACCGCCACGGTCACGAAGCCGTCCACCGGCCTCTACTGGGGGTCGCTGGCCTCGTCCAACCAGGTCGGCCGGTGGCGCGGCGTCTTCACCGGCACCGGGGCGAACTCGGGGAAGCTGCCGTTCACCGACGTCATCGACGTGTGGCCGGCCGACCCCCGCCTGATCATCAGCCTCGCCGACGCGAAGGCCGAGCTGAACCACACCACCGACATCAACGACGACGAGCTGCGGCTCTACATCGCCGCGACGACGGAGATCGTCGAGCACATCGTCGGCGCCGTCCTGGTGTCCACCGAGGTCGAGACGTTCAACGGCGGCAAGACGGCCGTCCTGCTCTCGGAGCGGGCGACCGCGATCACGTCCGTCACCGTGAACGGGGTCGCGTCGACGGACTACACCGCCGACCTCGACTCCGGGATCGTCTACTCCGGCTCGACGACCGCGCCGTCGTACTTCTCCTCCGGCCGTCAGAACGTCGTCGTCACCTACACGACCGGCTCCTCGAGCATCCCCCCGTCGACGATCGCCGGCGCCCGGTCGATCGCCGCGCACCTGTACGCCTCCTCGCAGCAGTCCCGCCGCGGCCGGGGACGCTCCGGCGACGGCGACGGCACGCAGCTGGTCCTCGGCTACGCGATCCCCAACGCAGCGGTCGAGAAGCTGAGCAACCAGCGCGTCAACCGGATGCCGGGCTTCGCATGAGCGCCGCCTCGGCCCTCAGCCTCGCGAAGCGGAACCTGGTCTCGGCGCTCACGGCCCGCTGGGCCGCCGAGGACGTGCTCGTCACCTACGGCGCCCCCGTCGACGAGCCCGACGAGCTCGTCCAGATCGGCGACGTCGCGTTCACCGCGACGGAGAAGGCCCCGATGTCGCCGCTGAGGCGTCGCGACTACCTGTTCACCATCAGCGGGATCGTGACCGTCTCCTACGGCGGCGGGCTCGAGGTGCAGCAGGCCGTCACCGAGCGGGCCCTGTGGTTCATCGGCGACATCTCGGACTACCTGCAGGACTCGGGGACGACGTCCTCGACGCAGATCTCGCTCGGTGGCGCGGTGCAGTGGGCGCGCGTGACCGACGCGGTCGTGCACGAGGCCGACGGCCTCACCGACGACGACGACATCACCGACGGGCGGACCACGGCCGTCGGCTTCACCATCACCGGCCTCATCCGCGCCTGACACGAGGAGCACTCGCATGGGCACCGTCCTTCTCCGGAACACCAACCCGCTCGGCCAGGTAGACCTTCCGCTCGTAGGCCGCCAGGAGGACGAGTCCGGGTCGACCCTCGGCGTCGAGGGCGTCGGCTGCCTCGAGCCGGGCGAGGTGTTCGAGATCGACTCCGACCTTGCCGGCCGCGCACCGTCGACCCGCACCGTCGAGGTCGAGCAGGAGGACGGCGAGGTCGTCTCCGTCGAGATCCACGACCCGGGCGAGGGACTGCTCGCTCAGGTCGGCAACTACGAGCTCGTGGAGGGCTGACCCATGAGCGCACTCATGGACATCTCGCTGGGTATCGCCAACGAGGCCACGTTCAAGACCTACGCCACCCCCACCCGCTGGTGGGAGGTGTACGAGCCCGACTTCGACGTCAACAAGCACGTCAAGCAGGGCAAGGGCATGCGCGTCGGTTCCCGCACCCCGCGCTCGGCGCGCCGGATCATGACGGCGCTCGAGGCGGCCGGGTCGCACGGGATCGAGCTGACCAGCAAGGGCATGGGCCTGCTGTGGGAGTCCATCCTCGGCACCGGCACCTCGACGCTGGTGTCCGGCTCCACCTACCAGCAGCTCTTCACCCCCGCGACGGGCACGACCGCGCCGTCGCGCACCGTGCAGACCGGCGTCGTCGACTCGACCGGCACGGTGAACGCCGTCTCCTACCTCGGCTGCATGGTCGACTCGTGGGAGCTCGAGATCGCGAACGACGACTTCGCGACCCTGAAGGTCACCTGGGACTGCGCGGACTACACCACTGCCCAGGCCTACGCCGCCCCGTCGTATGCGGCGGCGCCGACCCTGTTCCACTTCGCGCTGGTCTCCGCGACCCTGGGCGGTTCCGTCACCGTCCCGACGACCACGGCGCTCGCGTCCGGCGGCACCGCGGTCACGAACATCCGGTCGCTGAAGCTGTCGGGCGGGAACAACCCGGTGAAGAACCGGTTCAACTTCGGCGGCGCCGGCCGCAAGTCCCGTCAGCTGATCACCGGGTTCGCGCCGACCGGGGAGATCGAGGTCGAGTACACCGACAACACGGTGCGCGACGCCTACCTGAACGAGACCGAGCTGCCCCTCACCGTCACGCTCACGTCGGCGGAGGCGCTCTCGACCGGGTTCGCGACGTTCCAGCTGGTCCTCCCCGCGATCAAGCTGAACGGCGAGATGCCCAAGGGTGTCGGCGACGACATCCCGGTGCTGAAGTCCGGGTTCGACGTGCTCGACAACCTCACCGCGGCGCACCCGATGTACGTCGTGCACCGCACCGCCGACACCGCACTCTGACATGGCACGGCGGCCGCTCTCGGCGGAGGCGCAGCAGTTCAACGCCCTGTTCGGGAAGACCAGCCAGGTCGACGTGAAGCTGAAGGCGGCGCTGCGCAAGCGGATGAAGACCGCCGCCGACCAGGCGGCCGCGGACGTCCGCGCCGAGGTCCTGAAGACCCCGCGCTCGAAGGGGCGCGGACGGTCCCGGGGGCTGCGGCGGGGCATCGCCGCTGGCGTGAAGGTGACGCTGTCGACGTCGTCGACGAAGGCCGGCGTCGTCATCCAGGCGACCGGGGCGAAGCTGCCGCCCGACATGCGGCGCCTGGTCCGCGCGTACAACAAGCCGAAGTTCCGGCATCCCGTGTTCGGCACGGGCGAGTGGGTCGAGCAGGCCGGCCGCCCGTACTTCGCCGCACCGATCGAGGCGCGGCACGGCGACGTGCAGGCTGCGGTACTCGCGGCGATGCAGGACGCCGTCGACTCGATCACCGACTGAGGGGAACCCGCGAGTGAAGGTCATCATCGAGGGCCGCGAGTACGCCGGAGTCGCGGGCGAGGACATCACTCTCGCCGACCTCATGGCGATCAAGTCGGCGACGGGCATGACCCGCGCGGACCTGTTCGACCTGATCGAGCGTGTGGCGAAGTTGTCGGAGAAGGAGCAGCAGCGCTCCGACGAGGCCCTCATCGCCGCCGGGATCAGCGTCTGGCTGGCCCGCCGGCACGCGGGCGAGCTCCTCACGCTCGAGGAGGCATGCGCCGTCCCGATGACGCAGGTGCAGTTCGTCCGCGAGGCGGGCGACCCGGAGCCGGTCACGCCTGGTGGGCGCCCGGACCCTACACAGCGGGCGGGTTCCGCCCCTCGAAGCACACGGTCACCACAGGACCGCAAGCCCAAGAAGGCCGCCGGGTCGAAGACGTCGAAGAAGCAGTCGCCCGCCGAATCCTGACCATCTGCCAGCTCTGGCCCGGCATCACCCCCCACCCGTCCGGGCGGGCCGGGTCCGTATGGGACCTGACGCTCGGCATGTGGGACCTGTTCGCGGCCGCAGCCGACGACCACAACAAGCGCGCGAAGGAGGCTCAGGATGCCCGGCGATAGCGTGGCGATGTCCTACCGGCTCTTCGGCGAAGACGTGTCCGCGTCGAGCGCGCTCAAGGGCGTCGCCACCGAGGCCGGCAAGACCGGGAAGAAGATCGGCGACGGACTCGACGAGGGCTCCTCCCACCTCGAGCGCCTGGGCGAGCGCGCCGACGGCTCCGAGCAGCGCATCATGGGCCTCAAGGACTCCGTCGACGGTCTCAGCACGATCATGCAGGGTCCCGGCGAGCAGGGCATCGCCGCCTACCTGCAGGGCTGGGCGGACCTGTCCTCCGGCATCGCGAACTTCGTCGTCCCGGCCCTGATGAAGGTGATCCCGGCGACGGTGAAGAACGCCGTCGCGACGGCCTGGTCGACGACCACGCAGATGGCCGCGTCGGCCGCGTCGAAGGCGTGGGCGGCGGCGCAGTGGCTGCTGAACGCGGCCCTGTCCGCGAACCCGATCGGCCTGATCATCCTGGCGATCGTGGCGTTCGTCGGCATCATCGTGCTGGCCTACAACAAGGTCGGCTGGTTCCGGGCGCTCGTGGACGCGGCCTGGTCGGGGATCAAGACCGCGATCAGCGCTGTCGTGTCCTGGTTCCAGAACACGGCGTGGCCGATCCTGTCGACCGTCATCGGCTACATCGTCGGCTACTACAAGCTGCTGTGGACGGTGTTCTCCACCGTCGCCGGGTGGATCATCGGCAAGGCCGGCGCACTGGTCGGCTTCTTCGTGCAGATGCCGTCGAAGATCGCCTCCGCCGTCTCCGGCCTGTGGGACGGGTTGAAGGACTCGTTCCGCGCCGCCGTGAACTGGATCATCGACCACTGGAACGGCCTGCAGCTGCGCCTGGGCGGGCAGCACATCTCGCTGCCGTTCGGGCAGTCGTTCGACATCCCGTCGGTCACCCTCGACACCCCGAACATCCCGCGCCTCGCGGCCGGCGGCATCGTGCGCCGCAGCCCCGGCGGCACGCTGGCGATTCTCGGTGAGGGCCGCTACGACGAGCGCGTCACCCCGCTCGACGGCCGCGGGAGCGGCGTCGTCATGAACTTCCACATCCAGGGCGACACCGACCCGGCCGGCGCGGCGCGGCGCATCATCCAGATCATCAACGAGGCCCGCGACAACGGCACCCTGCGGTGGGCGTGACGTGGCTGCCGGACTGCCCTCGGGCATCGCGCTCGAGATCGAGTTCACGCCCGGCGTGTGGACCGACGTGTCTGCGTCCTCCGGCGCCCTGTCGATCCGCAGGGGACGGGACTCGCAGTTCACCGACATCCAGCCGGGCACGCTGACGTTCACCCTGGACAACCCCGACGGGACGTTCACGCCCGACAACGCGACCTCGATCTACTACCCGAACCTCGTCGAGGGGAAGCGGGTCCGGGTGTCCGTCACGGGCACCGGCGTCTCCTACGGCACCGGCACCTACGGCACCGGCACCTACCTGGGCACGTCGGTCCGGTTCCTCGGGGTGATCGCCAGCATCGACCCGAAGTTCCCGAACGAGAAGGCCCAGGCGACGACCTCGATCGTCGCGAAGGACGCCCTCGGCCGGCTGCAGGAGATGAAGCTGCAGCGCGCCCTGGACATGCAGGTCCTGTCGCACAACCCGACCGCGTTCTACCCGCTCGACGAGCCGTCCGGATCCACGCGCGCTTCGAGCACCGCGCGCACCACGCGGGCCCCAGCCCTCACGCAGCGCTCCTCGGGCCGCGGCGGCAGTCTGGACTTCTCCTCCGCCGCCGGCCCTGGTGTCGACTCCAGCCAGGCCCCCGTGTTCACCCGCGTCGACGACCAGAACGGCTGGTACCTGTTCTCCGACTCCGACTTCGCCTACGCGATGTCGGGGGACTTCTCCCTCGAGTGCTGGTTCGCCAGCTCGGACCAGGCCGCGCTGAACAACAGCCACTTCGCGACGATCCTCGCGCTCACCACCCGGAAGAACCCCGGCACGAACGTCCTGCACGACAGCTCGGCCGAGATCACCCTCGGATCGGACCGGACGTTCGGCCACGTCATCGACGACATCCGCGCCCGCGCCACCTGGGTCGACTCCACGTTCGTGTCGACGACCTATGACGGCGTCGACCGCGGCATCCTCGACGGGGCCCTGCACCACGCGGTCTACACCGAGTCGACGGCCGGTGCCACCGTAACGCAGAAGGTGTACCTGGACGGGGCGCTCGTCCAGACCAACACCTACGCCCTGACGTCGGGGCCCCCGCGCCCCCTCACCCGGCTCCAGGTCGGCGGCCTGTACGGGCCGATCGGCTGGGGCTACACGGGCCTCGTCGCCGGCGTCGCCGTCTACACGGGCGCCCTGTCGGCCGCGGACGTGTTCGCGAACTACGCGTCCGGGCAGCCCCGAGCAGTCGGGGACACCCTCGACCAGCAGCTCGCGCGCCTGACCACGTGGACCGGCATCACGTGCGCCTTCGACGTGACGTCGGGCCGGTCGGCCGTCCTCGGGAAGACTGACGGCCGGTCCGCGCTCGACGTGCTCCTCGAGATCGTGCGCGGGGAGACCGGGCTCGTCTACCACGACTACGCCGCCGACCAGGTCGTCGCCCGCCACCGCACGTCCGTGCGCAAGACCACGGTCGCGCTCACGATCGATGCGGATGCGGACGCCGAGGGCGGCCCGCAGCTGCTCCGCAACACCGCCGACCGCGTGTCGATCGGCGTGGGGAAGTCGCCCACCGCGACGCAGCTCGCCTACGACGCGACCCTCGCAGCGCAGATCGGCCCCGTCGAGGGAACGGTCGAGACGACGCTGGGCAGCGACGTCGAGCTGCAGTCCGTCGCCTCCGACCGGATCTCCCGCGGCCGCGACGTCGCGCTGCGCCTGAAGAAGGTCGTCGTGAACCTGACGACGGCGCAGAACGACCTGTACGGCGCGTTCTTCGCCCTCCTGCCCGGTGACCGGGTGCGGGAGACGAACCTTCCGACGTCGCACCTAGGGGTCTCGTACAAGGACGGGTACGCCCAGGGGTGGACGGAGACGATCAGCGTCGAGAACGGCTACGAGGTCGAGCTCGACCTG